CGAGATAGGCTCCGGTCTCGTGGGCTCGGAGATGTGTATAAGAGACAGGCTATTTCCCGCAATTCAAAAACGGACAGAGATAGAAAGAAATCTATCCCGGTCCGTAATGTCATTGATAACTGTATTGCGAGTTTCCGGAGGTTTGCACCGTCAGTTGGACTTATTCCGCTCCGTAGAAAAAAGCTGTCACACGGTTCTTGACCTTGACTGCTTCCTTCGGGTGTAATCCCTTGAAAAATTCCACCGGAAGTTTGGTTGCCTTGGCAGCGATGATGCACGCATACTCCAAGGACATTTCCGGAAGGAATGTGAATGATCCGGTTCTGTCCAGAATCTTATTTGCTGCGATCATGTCCGCTGCTGTCAGATTGTCCAGTCCGCTCAGATCGATTTTGTCATAGGTTTCGCCCTCGAATGTGTACGGCTTATTAAAAACTACCGTATACTCGTTCTCGATCACTTCTCCGTCTTTGTCCAATACCTCTACTGCTACCTCTGTTTTCTTTGCTTCTTTTTCCATCTTGCTCGTCCTCCTTAATTAACACTGCTTTCTGATTTTTGCCAGTAAGTCCACACCGTTGACCTTGTAGACATTGTTAAGCTTATCAAGTTCGACTCTCTGCTTGCCGTCAAGTTCAATCATGATATAAACAACTTCTACCGTCACTGCTGCGTCCATCGCCCCGCCCTGCTTCACGGTGCCGCTTGTAAGTTTCTTCATCCGTCCACGGACAACTACTCTCATGCCCTTGTAGTCAATGCCGCCTGTGCTCTTGACTGTAAACTGCTCACTGGCTCTGAGTGTCAGATTCAGCGAGGTTGCAGGGGACATCAGCTTGAATGCGTCCTCATCGAGAATTCGGAACGGAATCTCCAGCTCCATGCTTCCGAACTGTCCGATGATTACTTCCTCGATTTCTCCAAGGATACCGGGACCGCTCAGTGTCTCGGTCATTCCCTCGAAGTCCGGCAGGGAGATTTCCCCTGTCAGACCTACAAGTACTGTTCCATCGTTATAAAGGTTGAAGTTATTGATAACTCCCGGAATACCTAATGCGTTCATTCTTATTCACCTCCGCTTAATGCCGCCGACAGCATGGTCGGGTCAAATTCCAAAATATTGAGGATGTCCTCTGCGGGTACATATGGTGCGAGGTACTGATGGAACTGGATCTTGCCGTTAAGGATGTCCGTTACCGGATTTTCGTCCTCACTAAATTCAATTCTTGCCCCTGCACATTTACTCGGCACGTATGAGTTTCCTCTGATGTTTTCACTGTCCACAACAGACTCAATCAGGCGATAATTTCCATTGTCATCTACTTTCTGTTTGTAGGTCAAAATGAAGCTGTTGCCCCACCATGAGAAAAATCTACGGCAGCAGAACCATCTGTCTTTCGGGTCTGTATTCGCCGGATAGCACGCTGTGTTGTTGCCCCATGACTTCCATCCGGAATCATTGATTGCGGTAATGATACCCTGTCCGTTTAAGAGGTTTGCCTGTAATTCATCCAGAACCACCTCTGTTCCATCTTCCAGGCAGAGACCAGTAATTCCGATCAGCTTATTGGAAGGGGAGAGGTTCGGCACATCATCGTTGCTTGCGTCTGTGTACGCTGTCAACGCTCCGAAGATAGCGGAATATGCATACTGCTTCGTTCCGACCTTTACCTGCGGCCAGAGAAGTGCTGCGTGCTTGTTGGTGTATCCATTCTTATTCTTCCAGTCGTTGCAGTCTGTGTACTTGGTTGCTTCTGCGGTGTCGATATCGAGGATGCATTCGCAAGTGAATACTCCGTTGATTTCCTCGCACTTTGCTGCAAGGGCGATACCTACATTCGGCTTCTGTGTCCATCCTGGTGCTAAGAGCAGACCCGGTGTCATGCTGAATTTCGGATAGATGTGGCGGATTAACTCCATACCAGTCTCTGCTCCGGTGCTTGCATTGTATCCACCGATGATGTCGCTCTCTGTTACGGCAGTCGGGTCGATGCTTGTGCTATTGACTGTGAGGGTCTTGGCTGATGCACCCTTGCCTCCTGCGGTTAATGTGATCACAAGGTATCCGTCATCATCGAATGTCGTGATGTAGTCCGTTCCGGCTGTGAGTGTGGCTTCGTTTGCCTTTACCTCTACGGTATCTGCGAGGATGCCTGCCACCTTTACTGTTGCCTGCATCTTCTCTACATTCACGGTCTGTTCCTCGTTTGCTTTCTTGTGTTTCTTCGGGTCGAGCACATTGATTAAGATAATCGGTGCGACATTGAGAACACGGAAGCAAGCATCCATGCTCTGGCAGAGCGTGTAATTCTTGAAATCGTCACTGTATCCAGCCTGCTCCACGGCTTCACTGAAACTGTAGGCGATCATCGGTACATTGGTTGCCTTGTACGGGTCGGCTGCGAGGTTCACAGGTGCTGTTCCGATGATTACCTGCAGTCCGGCTGTTCCTGTAACGGGTGCGACCAGGCTCGTTGCCTGCTCTTTTACCCTTACTCCATGATTGTAAGCCATTGTTTTTCTCTCCTTCCTTAAGCCTTATACTCGGCTGCTTTTTTATAAAATACATAAGCGGCACCGCTCTGTGATGCGATGTCTGCGTTCACGGCCGCCAGATTGCTGATCGGCACGACCAGATTGTAAATCGCAGGTTCTTTCTCCATTGCGGTTTTCAATCCGTCCGGCAGTCCGTTGTTGAAGAACTGATTGTGTGTTGCCACTCCCAGAATTGTCGGGCCGGCATACACCATCGTTTCCTGTGTCTTGGCTACCGTCTTTGCTTCCTGCTTGGCTTCCGCCTGCACTGCTTTTGTCTTTGCTTCGCTCATGCGAATCTATCCTCCTTCCTTATTGCTGCTGTTGCAAATGTCATGCTCGCTGCTCCGAAGAAGTAAGGGAATGATTCTTCGTCCTGCAGTGCCCAGTCGAATGGGTGCTGCTCATCATTCATAAAATAGAATTGCTTTGCGAGCATTGGTTCTTTCATGAACCGTTCCTGTATCTTCTGGATGATTCCAAGGACACCCTTGTGTCCGTTGTTTCCTGCGTCATCGTCAAAATATCCGATCAACAGTGTGACGAACACTTCCTGCGGTTCTACACCGCCCTTGGCTTGCCCTGTTTCCACTCGGACGATCACATACGGAATCGGGTCCGGTGCATCTTCGTCCTGTCTGATGGGGAGGTTCTGCTCATAGACATTCATCTTGGTGTACTCCCCTGCGGAATCCTTGAAGAGGTCATCCCTAAAAATAACCCCTATTTCCTTTACAAGTTCTTCCTGTAAAATCTGCGCCGTCATTTACTTGCCTCCCAGTATTTTGTCGATCTGCTTCTGGATGTTCTTCTGCAGGTTCTTTTCTATGTTAGGCTTTACGATGCCATATACCTTGGCTTCGTTTCCTACCATGGTAGGAATGGACGGACTGAGTAATTTCTTAAGTGGCAGCCTTGATGTTCCTTTTCTCTGAACTACAGAAACATGACCACTTCCGAATTTGGTAATAAAAGCCTTGAGGTTACCCTTTTGCAGACTTTTCAGTCCACTTGCTTTCAGTACCTTACCTCTGGCCGCATCTGTTGAAGTATTGTCTTTGTACTTGAAGTCCGCCAACTCATTCACTGCCCCTGTAATTTTCAGAGTGGCTGTCGGATTGGATGCCGTTGCGTTCTTCTGGGCGATAGCTTTCTTAAACCTTGGACTCTTTACCGCATAGGTTTCCTTGGCTTTGTCAGCCAGATCCTTTTTGGCATCTCTGGCGGTAGCATTCACGGCATTCTTCAATGCCTGCGGTGCTTTCGCTTTCATGTCCTTCAGTTTCAGTTCTATCCTCTGGAGTTGAGTCTGGTCGACTTCAAACTCTATCATTCCGCTCTGCAATCCCATTACTTCGTCCTGTTAGCCTCCATGGTTATTGTGTATACTCCGCCCTCGTCTGTGGAATCGGTTACCATGTACCTCTTTCCATCAAAGACAATCTGCCGACCGATGGCAGGCAGTGATCCGAAGTCATCCGCCTTCACATAGATTAGTTTCTGCTTCACATACACACCGTCCATGTTGGATTTCATCTTCTTTTCTCTTTCGATGATTTCATTGTCATCTACGAGAACCGGGATTTCTTTTCCGTCCACGGTGTGCATATCTGCGAATTCATCCACATTCATGAAGGTGTTATTCACATCGTCCTTCATGACTTCTTTGAATGATTTTCTAACCATTCTTTTTCGCCCCTTTACTTCGGGTCGGTGTCTTTGGCACTCTGCCGACTACATTCTCCGGGGTTTCTCCGTTCTTGGATTCCCCTGCCAGTCCTGCTGTGGCGGTGGCAGGAGTCGCTTTCGCTTTCTCCTGCTTGCCTTCGCTCCACACGGCTGTTCCTGCGTCAAGCCATGCCTGCACCATTGATTCATCGTCTGCCGGGAGGCTGTCTCCGACTTCATACTGGTGTGATCTGTAAAGGATAGGGTATGTTGCTACCAGTTCCATGGCTGCACCTCCTTATCCAATTTTTACAAGTACCTTTGCGTCTCCTGCGGCCGCTGCCTTGGCTGCGAAACCTGCAGGTGTGTATGCGACCTTGCTTCCGCTAGTCTCTCCGTTGTTCGCTGCGTCTGTGATGCCTGTCTTGTCGAAATAAACAGGCTGTCCGAATGCGATCTCGTTCGTTCCAGTCTTATCGAACTCAAAAACACCGCACACATGAAGGTCGCCTTCTACTCCGGGTGCGATGTCAGTTCCTGCGATACCCACTCTGCCAGTAAGTTCTACGACTGTATTGGCTTCGATGGTGGATGATCCAGTATTTTTATAATCGAGGGTTTCCCCTCTCTGCCAGTAACTTGCTTTGCTCATGGCTGCATCCTCCTTCTGTTATGCTAACTCAATCGGGTTCTTTACTTCGATACCAGGGTTCTTGATTGCTCCACGGTAATCCATGACGCTGATACCCCAGTCGAGGTAGATATCCCATACGAATCCCAATGTGCCCGGAGTCTCCATTCTTCTGATTGTCGGGATCTCCTGTCCGTTCAGATAGTCAACCTCGATGAAGTCTGTGTCGTCCTTTGCTCCAAGTAACCACCAAGGCATTACATTTCCAAAACCACCGCAGAGTGCGTTGATTGTAGGATCTTCCACTACCGTGATGCTGTCCTTGTATCTGTAGAGCGGGTTCACTGCCTGTGTGTTGCCGGATGTGCTGATTGTCGGGCTGTAGAACAGCGTGTACATATCGAACATATATCCGCTCGGCACGATAATGATTGCAGGTCTGATGATAGTTGCTTCTCCGAACTGGTCTGTCTGGTTCTGGAGTGCTAGGATCATTCCCTGCACGGCTTCCTTCGTGATTCCTGTACCCTTTGCCAGTAAGTTGGAGTGTGCGCTGCTGAATAATGCAGTACCGTCATAAATCGCCGGGTTGTTTACGAGGATCTGGTAACACTGCTTATTCTGGGTCTTTCTTGCGCTCGCTGCGTACTTGGCAGGAATTCTGGTTACAAGATCGATATCATCGTTGATGAATGCCTGTCTTGTAAGCGTGAACTGGCGGCCGTATGTTTTCAGCTTTCTGGTCGGGAGTTTCTCATCTCCGAACACATCATGCTTTAACTCTCCACCCTCCGGCACTTCGAGGAACTCGCCTACCGGTCCTGCTAAGTAGTTGTTGTCGTGGGTCTTGAAGTCCTTAAGAGTTCCCTTCTTTGTCCACTGGTCGAATGTTACGGCTACAGTCTTGTGTCCTTCCACATATGCCTTGTTGATGGCATTGTCGAGGATAGCAGGGAACGCTGCTGTCGGATTGTAGAACTGTCTCTGTAACATACCGTAGAGTTCATCAGAGGATCTTCTGTTGAGTCCGGACTGTCCTTCATTGGTCAGACACTCAATGGCTAAGTCACGGAGCGTCATTCCCATCATCTGTCTTGCACCGTCTGCCGGGTTCTGGAGTTCCATCCCGCTTCTCATCACGATAGCGTCTGCTGCTGCCGCTCTGAACTTGTCCTCGGCACTTTCTGTGATACTCACTCTACCGTTTGCCGGAATCGGTGCACCGTGCTGTCTTACGTGCTCCAGTGCTGCTTCTCTTACGGAGTCCAGTGTCGCACCGCTCTCGATATAGCTTCTGGCTTCCATTCCGAACTCTCCGCAGAGTTCTGTGATGGAGCGGATTCTGGCTCTTTCTTCCTGGATTGTTCTCTGGGTGTCTGCTTCCGGGTTTGCCGGATTCTGCGGAGGTGCGTTTGCAGGCGGATTCATACCTCTCTGCTGCTGTTCCTCTGCTTCAATCTCTCCGTTCAGTCTCTCGATTTCTCTCTGAAGGGAGTCGAACTCTGTCTGCTCCTCCGCAGTAAGATCTCTGCCTGCTTCTTTGGCGGCATTTACGATTTCCTGCTGACGGAGCATTTTCTGCTGTCTCTGCTGCTTTTTGTTCATCGTCTGTTACCTCCTTGGTTGATGATATTTTTATTTATTTGAAGTTGCCTTTCGAACCAGTCTGTAGAGCGGCTCTGCGTTCCCTGCTCGGTTTCTTCCTCCAGTTCCCTGCCTACACCGACCGTTGGGTCCGCAGGCACGCTCACGATACTAATTTCGTAAGGTGTCCACTTTCTTGCGATGTCTGCCGGTCCTGTGAACCTGCCATCTGCTGACTGTTTGTTTGGCATTACTTCCTCCCATGAGTCTATCTGATAGCCTACGGACGTTGTTTTCAGCGTTCCGCTTTTGACTTTCTGATAGATGAGGTCTGCATCTTCATCGCTGTCGAATTCGACCTCTGCCATTCCACGCAAGTCCTCAATCCATGCCCGATTTACTTTTCCAATGACACGGTTGCGGTCGTGGTTAAAGAGCAGCACACCGATTTCATTTAATCGTGTAAGGTCTACTGCTCCGTCTGAGTGGTCGAGGATTTCTGTTCCCCACCATCTCTCGTATGGTTCTTCAGAGGAAAAGGAAAGAATGAACTTTCGCTCATTCCCCTCGCCTTCCATGGCTCTGATAGAATTAGCTGTCAGTTCCCTGGTTGTCTGTTTCTCCTTCTTCCTCTGCTCCATCGCCTTCTTCTGATTCCTGCCCTGTTTCTTCTCCGGTTTGGTTTCCGTCTGTCTGCTGAGGATTGTCGGCAGGTGTTTCCTCATCCTCGTAGAGTTCTGCTGCTGTCTGGTCAAAAATCACACCTCCTAAGTCGATACCCTTATCCTTTGCGTATTCGAGTACCTCTGCCATTTCATCTATCTGCTCTTTCCAGTCACGACCTTGTTCTGCAGCAATCTGCTTGAAGGTCTTTTGTCCTGTGTTCAGAGCGATCTTGTTTGCGTTTGCTTCCTTCTGAGGGTCAATCCATTTCTTCGGTGCTGTGATCCATGCGTGCTCGAAGTATTTATCCTTGTTATCCCAGAAGTCCTTTGCGTCCAGTTCCCCTGCGAGCCACAGCGAAATAATAAAAGTTTCATATATTTCGTCCATGACTTCCATCAGCATCTCTTTTTCCTCTGCGTAGGTCATGTCATCTTCGATGATGCCCTGTCTGGTTGAGGAGTAATTGCTCTCTGACATATCACGGCTTGTGGCTTCGTAACTGATGCCCTGTCCTGCTCCGACAAGTCTCTGCTGCAGCTTGATGTAACTCGCCGCATCCGTTGCCTGTCCGGTCGGGTTTACGACCTGTATCTCATCTCCGGCATTCAGTTCCTTTATCATGCCGGGTGCGATGGATTTGCCCTGGTAGTCCTGGTGCGGTCCCGGTACGCTGCCGTTCTGACGACCGATTCCGGTTGTCGGTAACTGCTTTTTGATGAATACTGAAAGACAGGCCGCTATTCGCTCTTTGACCGATACGGCTATCATGAATTCGTTAGCGTCTCGGATTCTTGTGATTGTCGGACTCATATCGGACATCTCACGCACCTGCGATGGGCGGTGTTTTGTGTATAAAAAAATGACATCTTTCGCATCCACATATACGGGATTTGAGAGTGCCATTCCGTCCACGGAATACTGTCTGATCCAGTACCCCATCGGCTTGTTATACTCATTCATTTCAATACCACCGACTACTTTGTTCCCCTTTTTCTTCGGGAGCATCTGCGAGTTGTCCAGTTCGTCCACCTCGAATGTCTGAAGCTTGAATGGGAGGTATCCGTCCTTGGTGTATCTCTTTATGATAAGGATTCCGCCATCAACCTTCTTTCGCTTCACGCACATTCTCATCATCTGCGTGAAGGACTGCGTTCCGGTCACATCGCAGTTCTGTTTCTTGCACCATTTCTTCCAGGCGGTCTGGATAATCTCGTTGGTCTTGTCGCTGCCTGTCTTTGCCTGCAGTGCGTAACCGCCGCCAATGACATTTCGCTTGTATGCCCCGATGACTGAATTCATCATGTCGGAGTTTCGCTCCAAGTCTCTGGCTCTGGCTCTGACATTGTCACGGCTGTACCGGTCCGTAAATTCTGCCGACTGGTTGAGTACCCTCCAGTTTGCATTGCCCCTGTCATAGTTGCCTGCATCGTAGTTCCTCATCTCAGTCAGACTCTGCCGCCATGCTTCCCTGCGTGCTCCCCACTCCGGGGATATAAAACCTATAATTCCATCTAACCAGTTCATGTTCTACCTCCCATCAAATACTGCGACATAGGTATCATCCAGTAAACTGGTTGAACCCTCTGCTGCAATCTGCGCTGTGAGGTCGTTCCTTAACTTGTAGAGCAGACTAAGGTCGGCACGGGTGAGCTGTCTCGTACCAATCTTGTAAGACTGGCCGCCTACGAGCACTGCGTAAATGGCATTATTTACTTCGGTCAGCATTTCCGAAGCATTGTAATTGGATTCTACTGCTGCCATGCTCTGCCTCCTTTATACCCATGACCCTTCGTTCTGACTGATCCAGTGTTCTTCCGGGGTGTACTGGGTTGTTTCCTGTTTCTTTGGTTGCTCATTTTCCTGTATCTCATTCAGATGCAGGGTTCGTACTCCGAGGATGTCTGCCGCTGCTGTTGCGTATACCTCGCAGTCCAAGTAGTGGTTGTCTGCGTGGGAGGTTTTCTGCTGCCATTCCTGTTTGACCTTGCCGTTTCCCATTTTGACATTCACTTTATGTTCCGCAGTTACCTGCTCTGCGTACTCTCTGTCGCATCCCTGGTAAACCATCCATGATCCGCTGCCGTTCTTTTTCTGCATTCGTCCGGCGATCATGTCCTTATATTTTCCGGTGTCTACCAGTACCAGATTCATGCCGTATGCCTTGCTGTCGCTCTTATTTACCTTGGACAGTTTGTAGTGCGACAGCATCGGGTTTGATGAACCCTTGCTTGGCAGTGCCCATTCTGAATTGTTGGCGCAGAAATCGTACACCGTATCTGCGTCATTACCGGAGTCGATCAGTGCCAGTGCTACGACCAGTGGTGTGCTATCCGGCATCTGGTATTCGAGGTTCATGATTCTCTCGACTTCCTGGAATGAGAAAGCCTGCCCATGTGCTATGTTCTGGCTTGTGAGGTAATTGCCCCACGCTCTGATGCTCCAGTATAGGCAGTTCTCCTGTACATCGACTCCTGCCGTGAGCAGTTTTGCCCACTCCGGCACTACCAGTTCCTCGTACTCGGTCTGTCTTTCCATGACGAGGTCTGCGTTAGTCTTTAACTTGGTATCCTCCCACGGCTCTGCGAGCCATGAGTTGACAAAGTTCTGCAGCTTCTCCGGGTCATCCTTGCTGTCCAGAAATTCCTTTACAATCTCCGAAAAGCGAACAAATGGAGAGTATAGGGTGTTCATCCAGAATGCTACCTTGCGGACGAACTTGGTGTTTTCCTTGACCGTCCGCCACTCTCCCTTGCGGAGCATCTCCGGCTTGTCTTGGTCTGTGATTACGCATCCGCACTCCTGGCATACATAGGTTGCGAATTCTGCACGGTCTGCGTAACTCATCCCTTCCTCTTTGGGGAAGTGTATCTGCTTCCACTTGAGTTCGATGTATTCCCCGCAGTGCGGACATGGAACGAAGTAGTGCTTCTCTATGTCTGCATCTTCCTTGGCTTTCCAGATATGCCCTGTTTTCAGTGTCGGTGTGCTTGTGATGAATATCTTCCTGTTGTGGAACGTCTTGGTTCGTTCCCTTGCCAGACTGACTGGGTCAGCTTCCTTTTTGGATGCCCCTGGATATTTATCCACCTCATCGAGAAACAGGAATCGGATCGCCTTACTCGCAAGGCTTGATGGGGAGTTCGACCCTGCCAGTGTCAGATACATTCCATCAAACTGTAATTCCTGCAACTGCGAGTTCTCATCAAACCTCTTTCGGAGTTCCGGTGCCGCTTTGAACATCGGCTGCAGTCTGTTCTCCGATATGGATTTTGCGAGCGTATCTGTCGGATATACGATCATGGTCGGCGCAGGGTCCTGTTGGACGATGTAACCTACCATGTTCTGGAGGCACTCTGTTCCACCTACCTGCGTAGGCTTCACGTAGACGATTTCCTCTGTCTCATAATTGTTGAACTCATCCATGATGCCTTTAAGGTATGGGGTGTGTTCTGTCCGCCATGGTCCCGGCATTGCAGAGGTCTTGGCATCCAGTACCCTGTACTTGTCTGCCCACTCCGATACCGTGATGTCCTCTGGTGGCTGTAGGAACTTTAAGGCTTCCTTCTGGTATTCTGTGACCTCGTATCTACGATACGGATTTCTTGCCACGCTTTTTCTTTTCCATTTCTTCCGGTGTGCAGCCTGCCACCACAAAGCTGTTTAATAACCGGATGATTTCTGCGTTCAGATCCTTTTCTATCGAGCGAATCTCCATCGGGTCGCAGTGACCGCTGATTCTGCCGGATAGTCGGCTCGGCAGGGATAATGCAAACTTTTTGAATGAAACAAAAAATCGGCTATAGTCCATCTTCACTTCCTCGATGTCGATGTACTTACCCGATGCGATCTCTGTCTTTAATCTATGCATTTCTCCCTGGGACTCCTTGAGGGCGATCTCTGCCTGCAGTTTCTGTTCCCTCAGTTCGGCTTCCTTTTCGGACTTGCTTTTTCCGTATGCCTTGTCTGAAAGGTATTTGACATACCTCTGAATGGTAGGTGCTAATTCATACCGATTCCCCTCTTTGGTCTTGGTTGTTGATATGATGCCCTCTTGAGTAAGCTGCTGCACCCTTCGCACCGTTACTCCGAACAGAGAAGCGATGACCTCTACACGGTAGAAGCCGCCCTGCTGTTCCTCTGCCATTCTACTTTACATCCTCTGCCGGGATTCGAACTGCCTGCTGCCCGGTGTAATCTTCCCACCGCTTCACGATCACATCACAGAATCTCTCATCCAGTTCCATGATGAATGCCGTCCTTCCCAGTTGCTCTGCGGCCATGAGGGTGCTGCCGCTTCCACCGAACAGATCCAGTACATTCCATCCGGATTTACTGGAATTGGTTATGAATTTTCCGACCAGTGCGATTGGCTTCATGGTCGGGTGTATGTCATTCCTTGTCGGTTTGTTCTCGTAAATAACAGAGGTCTGATCTCTGTTTTTCCTGCGGAGTTCTTCCAGATATGCCACAAGTTCGTTTTTCTTCATGGCACTGAAATCTATATCATCTTCCAGAATGACGGTATCCTGTGTCCTGTCATTGATGAAGTAATGCGCCGCACCCTCTTTCCATCCATACAGACACGGTTCGTGTCTCCACTGGTAGTCCTGTCTGCCGAGGACGAATGCGTTCTTTTCCCAGATTAAGCACTGGGCGAGTTTCAGTCCTGCGTCAAGGAATGCCTGTCTGAATATGTGCCCGGTACTCTCTGCGTGGAATACATAGATTGCTGCCCCGGCCCTCATAAATTCATAGGCACTCTGGTAGGTTGCCAGTAAGAACGAATAGAAACTCTGGTTGTCCATATTATCGTTCTTGATGTGATTGATGTTGCGGTGTCCTTTGGCAGGGAGGTACTCATCGAGCATCTCTGCCTTGTCTCCGTAGTTGACATTATATGGCGGATCAGTGACGACAAGGTCTGCGATTTCTCCATTCATCAGAACCGCCATGTCGTCCTGTGATGTACTGTCTCCGCACATGAGCCTGTGTCTGCCCAGTAGCCATACATCTCCGAGTTTTGTCACTGGTTCGGCTTCCGCCTGTTCCAGTGCTTCGTCCTCATTGAAGTCATCGTCCACTGCTTCCGGCTCGATAGCGAGTTTGTCCACCAGTTCCGTGAGGTCGTTCTGCTCGAAGCCTGTCAGTGATATGTCGTAATCTCCGAGGTCGAGGTCAAGCAGGAGGTCTTTCAACTTCACTTCATCCCATTCGCCTGTAATCTTATTCAGTGCGATGTTCAGAGCCTTCTCTCTCTGCTTGTCCAGAGCCACCACGACCACGTCCACTTCCTGGTATCCGAGGTCTTTGAGGACGGTTGCCCTCTGATGGCCGCCTATGATAGTTCCATCCTCGTTTATGATGATGGGGTCAACGTATCCGAATTCTTCAATGCTCCGCCTTATTTTCTGGTATTCCGCATCGTCCGGAGTCAGTGCTTTTCTTGGATTGTATTCTGCTGCCTTTAAGTCAGCCAGTTTCCTGCGTTCAGTTCTCAGTTTCTGGTCCATTTCCAAGCCTCCTTCCCGCTTTGCGTAACGAAATGGTTAAAAAATTTTTTATTTTATCGGCAAAAAAGCCGCGCCTTCCTCGCCCCGCATTGCATTTTGGGTCTGGGTAGTACCTACGGCGATGCCGTGCCCCGCCTGCACGCAAAAGAGGACACAGCGCAGGCTCTGATGCCTTGTGCCATGTCCTCTCTGAGGGGAGCAAGTGGAGTGGTTGGGTGCGACCGTGTGGTCTGTCCCCTTGTGCTCCACGCTACTACTATAGCACACCTCGATGTACTCTTGTGTACTCTCTTGTGCTTTCTTCTGCGTGCTGTGCTTCTGTGTGGTGCTGTGCCCCCTGTCCTGTGGTGCGCCCTGTGCCTTGCCTGCCCTGCCTGTGGTGTGTCTGCGTGGTGCTGTGTCTGTGGTGTGTGGGTGCGTCATGCCCCCTGCTCTCCCTGCCCCTGTGGGTGTGTGCTACGGTGTACCCCTGTACCCCTGTGCTTTTCCTGTCTTTTTTCTGGGCATAATACCTGCCCCATATATGGGGGTTCTATATGCGGGCCTTATACGCTCCCTATATACGTGCCCTATTTTTTTAAGGCTTGCTATTTATGATCCGTTCTGTACACACAGTAAAAGCCGGCCCTTGGATTCCGAATGTGGATTTCCAAAAGTCGGCTTGAATTTTCGATGTTCTGTTTTTTCTTTTGTGGAATTTTCCCGGTAAAATTTCCGGCTTGATATTCTGGAATATATTAGCCTTGAATTATTCTACCTTTTCCACATCTCCTGTGTTTTTATCCACATTATATTCTGCGTATTTAGTGCCTGTGAATAAATTCTCCGCATACTGTTCTTCGTCTTTGATGTGCTCGTATATCCTAACATTGAGCGTATCTCCTACGCAGGTTATGCAGGCTGTGGTATTAAGCGTGAAATTGACGACCGCATGGACTTCGTTGTCTGACTTGAAATACTGTTTGTAATAATCCGCTGCGTATTCCTCCGCTGATTTATCCCCTGTAACTTTTGCCAGTCTCCAATTTCCTGTCTTGTCATTTCTTACTGTGTCGGAGAATATGATGTCTACTCCATCAATTTCTGCAGGTTCGTCTTTTTCCTTTGTTTTTGGTTCAGTAGTTGCCGAAGCTTGCTCCGTAGCTTCAGTATTCTGCTGTTCTGGCTGCTTTGGATTGCCATCATCCTTTTTATCATCGCTTGGCGATGCAATTATTCCGATGATGCATAAAACAATGATTACGATCAGTACAATGCCGATCTTTTTTCGCTTTTTCTCTTTCATGAGAGACCTCCTTTTGGGGTAGAATTTGGTTGGTGTTAAATTGGCTATAAATAAGCCTTTTTGCAACTACAATTCTACCCCCCCCCTACTCCGAAGTCAAGCAATTTCAAGGCTTTGAGGGTTCTTGGGAGGAGGCGAATTCCTGTAAAATTGACTGTACTTTTTTGTATGTAAGCAGCTTGTCAATTCCTGCGTTGTAGTATTTATTGCACGGGGTCCTTGTCATGTTTGCTTCCTTGCACACCTGCTTCCAACTCAAACAGTCAATGTGTCTGTATTCCAGTATGCTTCGTTCCGTGGAGTCCGTTGGTAAAAAATCCATGATCTTCATCACATTCAGCATGGTCTTTGCCATCTCTGCTTTCTGTGATTCGATTCTGTCCTCGATCTCCATTGCACGGATGACCTGCGTTGCCGGTCCGTCTCCTACGCTGTTGGTCTGGCTGCGTGGCACTGGGGAGTATTGCATCCCCTTTGTGCCGAGCATATTTTCTCTGAAAGCACGAAGTCTGGCTTCCAACTGCTTCTTTTTCATCTTGGCATAATAATATTGTCCGAGGTACTGTTTGAGAAGCAGTTTTTGTTCTTCTACCTCATTTGCCATGCTGTCTGGTGTCATAGTTTTCCTTCTTTCTAATCCCTGGGTTTGTCCTCCGCAAGGAAGTATGCTTTTCCACCGAGTATCCTTACCTGCTTGAGTACCCGGTCTTTGTTCTCCCAGTCTCGTATCTCTACTCCACGCTCCTGCAGGATGTTTATCTGCATTTCTATGGATGAGAGCATTGCCGACACCGGAAGTTGTCTCATTACCTGCGTTGCGTCCGCCAGACTGGAATTCATCCCGAATGGCTTACGCTTTGGTTTACCTTTTGCCATTGTCTCCACCTCTTTTCCACCAGACTCCCCTTTTCATGTATTCACATCTCACGATGTAATACCAGAGGAAAAATCCGATGATTGTGTCCTCGTTACTCGGTCTGGTTGCTCCATAGAACCACAGTTCCAATCCCTGCCATAGCATACCGATCAGCAGCCACTTGAATGTCGCTTTCATGAGTGCGTACTCACGGATTTCATTCTCGCTCATTTCTTACCACCTGCCATTTCATTGATTATTGTGCGGACGATATGACCGATTACCCTTGGATCATCCCAGTCGTCCGGTACGCTTAATATGCACCCGCATATCTTGTGCTCCCCGAATTTCTCCACATTGAATGGGCAGCCATCACATGAGGGGTGTGTATACTCATAATCCGTTCCCTTGCCTTCGATTACCTCATGCGTGTACTTCCTGCAGATGGTCGCCGCTTCTGTCATAAACTTTGCCCAGTAGAATGCCCACTTTGCATTGATTGCCTTTTTGAATATCTTACTCTGCCTGCTGATTTTCTTTTTCAGTCTCATCCTCTGCCTCCTTTAATTTCTGCCCACACCACGGACAGTGCGGATATAATTCCCTGCCTTTTCTGTATGGATTGATTTTTCTGTATGGATTGATAACGGCTGCGTTTTCGCAGTTTGGGCATACCATCACAATATCTCCGAATGCTGCTTTCTGTATGAGTGGTTTCGGGATGTCTTTCTCGCTGATCGTTCTGTAGCATCTCAGCCTTCTCTTGATGATATTATGATTAAATTCCACACCGCAGCCATTGCCATCCCCGTACCATACTCCGTGCAAGAACGGAATTCCTGCCCATTGCCCGATTTTGTCGCACATCACAATTCCGTATGCTTCCTCATCCGGACACCACACTGGCTGTCCTGCCATTTCCTTCAATTCCTCGATTGTCAATGGTTTCTGCTCCATCATCGCTCCTCCCATTCTTCACAATCCTTGCCGTCATCGTATGCCGTTTCTATTGCAAAGCCTTCTGCACTCTCATTGAAACATTGAAACTCTCCACAGCATTTTTTGTGCCAGTAGCAGGTGCCGCAGCACTTATTCTCATTGTCCATCCTGTATCCCTCCTTCCCAGTTCCACAGCCCTTGCTTTCCCTTTGCCGGAATTGGCTTATTGAATAATATTGCATCTGCCATTACCCATGCGTATCTGCCGATGGTATAATCTCCGAATGCTAACTCTGCCGGATTCTCTCTTTGCAGTTTTCTTCGATAGGCTTCATCGATCTGGAAACAATCCACGAGATTTGCTTTCCCGATGATTGCTCCTGTCGGTAGTTTATTTACTACACCTGCGTCCTGGAAGTGCTTCAATTCTTCCATCGGGATATGTAGCAGGATTCCACTGTGATCTGTTTTGGCTGCGTGGATGAGGATTTCTCCACGATAGCTTGTTTTCCATGACCGTGTTTCGTTATGTTTCTGCCCAGTCGCCAATAGCGTTGCCCATGGTTGCCATACTGTTATTGCTTTCACGATTCTTTCACTTCCTTCTTCTGCATTCTTCTGTAATATGCCTTGATAATCTGTCTATATCTGCGCTTTGGCTTTTTGAGGATTATGATGTTGAGGTGTTCGTCAGACACCGCCATATCATTGACTGGCTTTATTTTTACTCTCATCTTCCGCTCACTCCCTTCTTTAAAGCGCACATGGTGCAGAGTCCTTTTGCTCCCTGCGCCTTGGCTACTTCTGCCAGTGGCAGTTCCCAACACTGTGCACCGCACTCCGGGCACTTGGTCAGCTTCCAGTCCTTGCGTCCTGTCGGCACATTTACCTTCAGCGGCATACAGTAATATCCGCCACGGTCAGTTGCTTTTCTCGGTTCGATTGCTACTCTCATTCTGTTTGCTCCCTTGCTATTTTTGTGTCAGTTCCGGCAGCAGGATTTCTGCTACTTCCTTTTCCGAAGTGACTACCCATGCTCTGCCACCTGCTCTGCGGATCTGCTTTATCGTCTGCTCCTGCATCTTACTCAGCACCCCAATAAATGGCCGCTTGACCTCGAATCCGTAATACCTGCCATTGATGATGCAGGTAATGTCTGGGATTCCCTGTCTGGAGTACGGGCCGGCTGCTTCTTTCCATGCGATGGCATTTGGTGCGTTATCCTTTATCCAGTCGAGGATTTTCTTCTGGAAGTAGCTTTCCTTTGGCATCTTCTCCCGGATGAATTTGTCGGCTGCTTCTCTGGTGTTTATACCCTTGTTATGCTTTATGGTGTAGTCCTGCAGTTCCTCGTAGGTTCTGAAGGAGGTATAATCCAGTTTTCCGCCACGCATTACATGGCGGATTGCTTCCTCTGCTGTTGGGTCTGGATACCCTTCTGCGTTCTTTGCTGTCATCGTCTGCCTCCTTAAAATCTGGCGGACACTCTCCCTGTGATGTGGAGTTTTCCGTCTTTCTCTATGGCATTGAAGTACATATTTCCTTTTGCGACTTCCTCTGCGAGGTCGCCTGCCATCGTGACGGCTCGTACATATTTGCCTGTCTTATCAGTAATCAGTGCTGCTTCTTTTCCGTGTTCCGGTTTCGGTATTACTTTGATGATCATGTCTTTCCATCTCCTTTTCGATTTCATCTTTGTGCTCCAGATAAACCCCGCACTCAGTGCAAGGCTTATCCGGCTCTTTGCATTTATCCGAAATGATGATACAGAACCATGGCAGGCTTTTCTTCTTTTCTTTTTTCGCCCTGGCTCTCTCCCTCATTTGGGACAACAGCTCCATCATGCTCATACTGGTGTCGCCTCCTCAAATACTGGAGCGGTTGCCTCCTGCATGGTCGGCTGATCTGCGTATTCCGCTGATCCGTTGTCTGCGTATGTCAGTTTGTTTCCCTCGTTGGCTTCCATGAAGTGGCTTGCCTGTGTGTCTGCGGAATGCAGTGCCCAGATCATTGGATACTTGTCGATAGCATTGTTAAATGATAAGGTGTCGGCTTCGGTGTATCCCATGTGCCATCTGATGGCATATCGTTCCACTGGCTGAAGCTTCATGTATTCCTCGATCATCATTACCGACTTTTCTCCGTGTCCGTATGGAATCTTGTCGTCCACTGCGAATGCTTCATACTGCTCCCACTTTCCACCTACCTTGCGGTTTCTGATTTCTGTTGTGTAGAAATAGGTCTTGCAGATGTCATGGAGCAGTGCCATGATGATCACATTTTCCTCTGTCACTCTGGCTGCCGGAACTCCTGCGACCTCGTATGAGTATGTGCCGTCATCGTTCTTTGTAAGGTTCGCCCTCAGTGCATCCAGTACATTGAGTGAATGCTGCAGCAGTCCGCCTGTCACTGAAAGGTGGAATCTTGTGCTTGCAGGTGCTGCGTACATATCACTCTTTCTGATAAATGCCATCAGCTTGTCCACTCCGTCTCTTGTTACCTTTGTCATCTCTGCTTCAAATCTGTTAATGTTTGCCTGTCTGTTATCCATTGTCTTGCTCCTCCTGTTCTACTGCATCTGGTCCTTCGCCGTATTCTTTGGCACATCTTTTACTGTCTGGGTGTAAAAACATACACGCTCCCTCTGTTATTTCACACTCCCATCCGTGGTACTCATCCGTTGGTATCGCTGCTTTGCATCCCATCTGTTTCCTCCTTATTTCTTAATCCCTCAGCCAGAATGTGGCACGCTCCGGCTGTGATGATCATTCTCTGTTCTGATTCCCACTCTGGTTTCTTCTCCCAGATGTTCTGTTCCTGGTCTACGAGGAACTCTTTTGTCAAATCGTTGTAGATCTTCGGTGGCGGCCCGTCCTCATCGAAGCACTCCGGTGCTGCGTATAAGCAGCAGTGTTGTTGCCAGTAAGGTATCCACAGATTCCAGACTGCTATTCTGATTTCTTCCACCACCTGTAGAAATTTCTCGACACTGTATTCCTTGTAGAGTGTCCTGCCGAGTTCCTTGCCTGTTCCGGCTCTCCGTTTTTCCTCAAGCATTTCCTGTATCTGCTTTATGAGAACCTGTCCGGCATCATCGTTTTTTATAACGATGTCCTGTCTGATTCTCCTGCCGGAGATCTGATCCGCTACTTCCTTGATGCTATCCTTTAGTTCCCGGTACGGCTTTTTGTACTTTGTCCGAAGGAGTTCCTCTGGCACATTCTCGTCATTCTTTTTCAGTGTCTCCAGTAGCGATTTCAGCTTTTCTTCATCCTTTTGGATGCTTTCATCTTCCATTCGCACCACCCTTTCTGTCTCCGAACACCTAATGCTCCATTTTTCTACCGCACACCTACGTGTTCATTTAGGTGTTCACTGTGAAACCCTTGATTTTACTGGCTTTATCGGGGTTACTAAACACCTAACACCTAATTTTTGAAATACACCATGTTTTTTTAGTGATTTCTGTGACTAACCCTTCATGCAGTCACACAAATTTCCGTAAATACAATAAAAATAGTGATTTAGGTGTTTTAGGTGTTTAGATGTTATTAAAAGCCTTGATTTTACTGGGTTTTTTACTAAACACCTAACCGAACACCTAACTAAACACCTAATTTTAGGTGTGCGGTTTTTTAAGGTTTTTTATAACTTTTTAGCGATTTTGGTCACATAATTTCCAGTCACACAATTTTTTCTGCTCCATGGTTTTTGTGACTAAATCGCAAATTCTGTGACTAATTGAACGGCAGCTTATCTGCTTCCTCATCGGGTATGGTCTGCCATCCATCACCCATTCCCGGCAGATTCATCTGCTGCGGTTTCATCTGCTCTGCGATTTCTTCCTCCTCCAGTAATGGGTCCTTTTCCTCTGCGAGGTCGCCCAGGTGGAATTCCACAAAGCGGCAGTTTCGGTTGTTAAACCATTTTGTTACGGAGTTCTTGGTGCTGCCATCCTTAAGGACTGATACTCCGATCAGACCCTTATCTGCGAGGTATTTCAGTGTCTTTCTGGATGAGTACCCTGCTTTCGTGAGTGCCTGCGTCAGCATGGATGGGAAGATGTATGCGTTCTTGTTCTGGATCATACCAAGGCACGTTCCGAAAGCTTTCTCCCCGAAGCTGTCCTTGTTTGACAGTATCCAGTCCACGATGTACTGCGTGGCATTCTCGTTTACATCTCCGGTGTCTGCGTTCATCTGCTCCTGCAGGATGTTCCTTGCCATCTCTTTGGCTCTTTCCCATGATTCCGGGTCGATTTGCAGGTTTTCCGTGTTTGTTTTGGCTGATTCCGTATCAAATTCTCCATTTTCGTACCGTTTCAGCCATTCTCCGTTATTAAATACCCATGTGTCGATGATTGCGTCTGCCAGTGCCACCGCTGCGATGCCCGCTATGTGTGATCCGCTCTTTCCTTTGCTGATCTGGTATACATACTGCATCATTTCATCGTATTTCTCCGTGATGCTTCTCTCGTCTGTGTGCAGGAGCATTCCGATGTAAGCCGGTCCCGCCCATCCGCAGTTCATTCCAGACTGCTGATGCATGACGGAGGCTTCCCTCTCATCGTCAAATGGTCCGCCGTATATTTCAAGCACACGGGTGCTTACACCTGTCTGCGATGTTTCTGTTGATAGTGGTTCTTCTCCGGTTGCCAGTGCCACGGTTCTCCATGTCTGTGTTGCCTGGATGCCACCGCTCTTTGCACCTCGTATCTTTCCTGTACCACTGGCGATCATGTACACGATTTTCTCCAGTGAGTTCTGGTTATTTCCCGCCAACTGTCGCTCATCAATTCCGAGCGGAAGGTCGCAGTAAAAGGATGCGGTTCTCTCCAAGCCTACCTGCGTTGCGTTGAAATTTACCATCAGCCTTTCTGGGTCGCCCCATACGGAGAGTGCTGCCTTAAGTGCTGCGGTCTTTCCGCCTTTTGAACCGCCCCAGTTGTACACGAAGAATATTCGCTGCTTTATGATCCGCAGGAGCGGTGCTGTGAAACTGGCTGCCAGTATGAACCGGAACTTGTCCCTGCTTCGGTGTGGCTTTATCATTTTGAGCCAGTCCGCCATTGTTCCGTTCTGGCAGTATGCCGCTGCCATGCCCCTCTGCGATGGGTCAATGTCCAGAACGATATCCTTGTCATGCCCTGGCACGAACCGCTTTCCGGATTGCCATCCGAATGTGCTTGTGGAGTCCGCTTTCTTTATGATGTCTATGTTCTCGGCTTCCAGTGCCGCCAAGAATTTTACGATGTGCTTTGCATTCTCCGATGTGACGGTGCATCCTAAGTCTGCCAGTGCTGTGATGGCTCTGGATGTGAAGATGGTGCTTCGTGGGTAGATTGCCTTGTGCCACTGTCCATCCCTCTTGAATGCTACCTCTATCTTTTCCTCTCCTGTTTCCATGCTCCGCAGTCGCTGCGTGATAATGATTGGGGTTCTGCATACCATGACTGGTGCATACTTCTTTTCATCGATCACACTGATTCCCTTTTCTGAATAAATCCAACCTTCCGGCTGTCTTAAGTTCACAGGTGCTCCCTCGACTGCTTCTGGGATGTTATCTTCCTCGATGTCTATCTGCTCTGCGTTGCTGATTGCTTTTCGGATCTTCTCGGCCGCTTCCTCTTTGCCATACTTCATATAAACTTCCGATGGGTCCTTGCATCCGAGTGTCCGACAGCTCCATTTGTATACTTCTCCTACGAACTTTCCTTCCCGGAGTGCCCTTGTGACTTTTGCGAGGAATGCTTCCCCGCCTTTGTCCGGCTCTACATGGATGTAAAGTTTCAAATCCTGCAGGACTCCTGCCCAGTCTGCCCGCATCATGGACGCTCCCGGTATTCCGAGTGTGCTGATTCCCATGTACCACATGGACTGGGAATCGCTCTCGCCCTCGACCAGTGCTGCGTATCCGATATTCCTTATGGCTTCTATCTGCCATAATCCATACATACACAGCCTGTCTGTCTTTCCATATTCCCACCGGAACTGCTTTCCGCCGTATCTCTTACGGTGCAGTGCCAGATTTCTTTCTGCGTCAAAGTATGGTATGTATAAATACTGGACTCCGTTTCGGTCTTTCTTCGTCTGCAGGCAGCATTGCTCTTTCAGCCAGTCCTCTGGGAGACGCTTCTCGAATGAATACTGGGACACGGTGTAGTGATCCAGTCCTGGTTTCTTCTCTTTTGGTTTCTCCTGCGGCTCATTCAATGCTCCATACTTTTCCAGTATCTGCTTATAGGCTTCCTTGGTATCCAGTCCATTCAGCTTTGCATAAAATGTGACGAAGTTTCCACCCTCATCCTCTGCGAAGCAGTGCCACTTTCCGGTCTTTAAGTCTACCGAAAATGAATTGGCACGGTCGTCATGGAACGGACACAGACCTGTGAGGTTGTCGCCTGTGATCTTGTGCTTTTTGATAACGGAGCAGTATTCAGTTTTATAATCTACCAGACGGTCTAAATCGACCTCCGCTGCCTGCTGCATATTATCGCTCCAATCTACTAAGTATTACCTGTTCCAGTCCAAGTCTTGTGAAATTGATTGACTTGCCCTGCATCATGAGTTTGTTCGTCATGTAGTCGATTTCCTCATTCATTCCCTCGCTGATCACATTATCCACGGTCACTACGAGGAATTCCTTGCATTGCATCATCAGACGCTTGCCTGCTTCCATTCCGAAGTATCTTTCCTCGGCGATGGAGTCATCCATAAAACGTGGGAAGTAAAGGTGTGGTGCAATCGGTATCTTTCCTTCACTGACTACCTTATTTGCTGCCCACTTCGCCACTCTGATGTTTTCTTCCAGTTCCTCTCTGGTATCTGCCCTGTATCTGCTGCAGATATAGCACATCGGCATGAGTGCCGGATTTCTATTCTGTAACTCTCCCGGATAGCACTGTCCTGCGTACTTCCATGGTGAGTATCTGTTCTCTTTGTATATGGTGTCATAGATTGGCAGGTTGCCTACGATGTCTGCGACCTCGCCCATCTGGATCATAGTATCCGTCTGATTGCCTGCGTTCTCTCTAAAGTTGTAAACCATAGTCGCTTCCACGATGTCTCCCGGCATTAAGCATTCGTCATCGTATCTGCCGGTCCAGTTATCAAATAATATCTGCATACTGTGCCTCCTTTGGATAATGCCAGGAGCGTTTCCGCTCCCGGCTTAGTCTGCCTTAGTTGAACGGCAGGTTTGCGTCTCCGTCCACACTCTGGAAGTCTGCTGCATCCACGGCGGCTCCGGTGTTGTAGTCTGCTTCATCAATATCCGGGATATTGTCCGCCTGTGCCTTGATCATCTCTACCATTGCCTTTGTCTCGGCTCTCTGTTCGTCCGTCAGCTTACTCACAAATGCGAAGGCCGCTCTGGAATATGTAATGCCGTCTGCTGACTTTTCCTTTTTCAGTGTGATCTTAGTTACGGCATCGTAGCAGCGGAGTCCTTTGAGGAGGATTCGCTTGCCGATGTAATCTCTGATGTATTTCAGAGAGGTTGGCGGTAATGCGAGGATAATCGGTACAGGGTTGCCTTCCTGCAGGATGTAACATCTGTGAATGTTCTTGCAGGCTTTTCCAGATCCGTTCTTTCCGCTTCCGAACTGGTTATGCGGACACTTGCTGCAATCATGGATTTCCCCAGTCTCACGCTCCACTCCCTGCTTTCCGTCATGGCTTGAGCAGTCCGGCTGAACATTTCCGCCTGCGTACTCCTCTTTCCAGTATGCATTTACCGGGTGATGATGGATAAGAACTCCGGTAAGGTCTGTACTCATCACAGGCTCATCCTCAGTCTCTCCCGGCAGTTCAAATGCCAGACCGCCACCGCTTGGAATCTTTGCTCTCTCAAATGGAAGAGTGCCGAGACCATCCAGTTCTTCTGCTACTGCTTCCTTCAGTTCTCCGGTCAGCGTGACCAGATTGAAATTCTTTTCTGTTGTTGCTACCTCATTCTTTGCCATGTCTTATTCCTCCATTTCCTCTGCATCTTCTTTGTTATTGTCTGCTTCCTCGAAGCCATCATCCTCTGACGCTCCTGCTTCCTGCTCGTCCATGTATTCTTCCATCGGTGTCGGCTTTCCGCTCTCTCCGTAGTAGAGGTCGTCCATGATCCTCTGTGCCTGCGCTGCCAGTTTGATGGACTCCACAGCTACCTCAACCGCTGAATTGTAAAGGCTGCCGATTACATTGAGGACATCGCCGTCTCCATTCGGCAGGAGTTTTAAGAGGTCATCCATATCTGTCTTGGTGGATTTCATCTTGCCCTGCAGGGACGCATATCCCTCTGCTGCGATGCCGTATCCCTCATGGCGGTTCTTTACCTTGGTCGGGTGCTGATACTCCATAATCTGCCCCAGTGCGAACTTGGCAGTCGCCTGCATATTCTCTTTAAGGTCACGGTCACTTTCCAGCGTGATGTCAATTTCCATCTGTTCGTAGTCCATCTTTATACCTCCTGTGCTTTCTTTGCTCTGTTCAGAGCCTTGGTGTTGGCTTTTCTCTTGGATACCTTAAGTTCCGAATAAACGGAGAGTACCTCTGCCATTTCTTCCGGCAGTTCTCCATCGTTCTCGGCCGCCAGATTGTTCATCGCAGAGTCGAGGGTTCGTGGATCTACTCTTTCCGTGATGAGGTGTCCGAATCCCTGCTCTCTCAAGACATCGAAGAATACCAGACCTTTTTCCATCAGCTTTTCTTCTGAAATCTTGGAGTATCTCGTTTTCTCCTGCAGGCTGTACTTGAAGCCATCCACCGTAGTATCCGGCTTTTCCTCATCCACCATCTGCTGTGCGATTTCCTGTTCGAGGTTTTTGAGTTCCTCATTGTTTGCCTTGGTCTGCTCTGCTAATTCATCTTTCTTGTCGAGCAGTACCTTGAAGGCTCTGACCTTGTCGTCTAATGTTGTGACTGTTTCCATGTTGTTGCTCCTCCTTTGGTTTTATAATTCATTTCCCCACTGGTCCCAACCGTCACGCTCCGCCCTTGCGAAGAGTTCCAGTTTCTTTGCTTGTGGGAAAAATGTTTCTAACATCTGATAGGCACATTCCGGCTTCTGGCTGTGATGCCGTTTGCTGTTCTCTCTGAGTACCGTGGAAAATGCTCCACGCTTGTCCTTGTCTGGGAGGATGATATTTCCCTTTTTGTAGAACCAGAGCAGGTACTCATGTGCGAAGCGTACCGTGTAGGCGGGTGCCGGTCCGTTGCCCTTATCCCATATCAACCTTGCGTGGAGTTTATATCCAAGCAGGCTCATGATTTCCTCTGTCTGCGGCAGGTACTTGTCTATCGTCCACATGAATACATTGTGCTTTTCATTCATGAGTTCGTTTGTGACATAGCGGTGCAGTTCCATGATTCCGGGGACGTCCATTGTCTCGTATGGTACTGTTGTTCCGGTACTGTTCGGTCTGGCCGCTTTCTTTCCGCCCCTGCCTTGCTGCCACGGTGGGTCCGTGTAGAGGATGTCGTATTTTTCCTCTGCGTTGAAAATATCAATCTTCATTGTTCAGTCTCCTGTTAGTGTATAATCCGCTCCGATTTCGTGAAGCCAGTCATCTATTGTCATCTGATTCGGATCTGTCTTATCTTCCATCCACCATCTGAACACAGACTCTGCGTCAGTCCATCCGCACTTGTTTTCGAGCCCTGCCTGTTCCCTGGCTATCAACATCTTTTCAAATGCTTTCATGTACGCTCGCTTATATGCAGGATATCTTTCAAACTCCCACGCTCGATGCTTTCCTGCCATCGGGCATCCTATACACCCGACTCTTTCCCATCCACAGCCATACAAGGGATTGATTTCTATTCCTTCGTGCTTGATGTACCACCACAGGAATTCGTCATCCCAATCTATCAGAGGATTGATTAACACTTTTTGTGTTCGATAGCAATGTTCGACCAGTCGTCTTTTTTCATCATTATCTAAGTTGAGAATGACCCTGTCTCTTATACACATCTGACGCTGCCGACGAATAGCCTTGTGTAGAT